ATACGTACAACGCTGTTGAATCGATTACAGCGTAAGAAGATGAAGTCAATGCGTCAGCCCAGGCTTTTACGTCCGTAGCAGCTGTTGCGTTATTGACTGTTTCTGCAACTGCAGGGGAAACAAACGCTACACAGTCTTTTCGACCTTCAGCGATTGCAATCATATAGTTAGCCATAGTCACATCATCTGCAGCTGCAGTTTCAGGACCAATTAATAGGTTAACATCAATTGTTTCGGCATCGTCAAACAAGTCATAGGCTGTTGATAGTTCGCCAACAGTAGCAGCATTATCATCTGTACCACCAGAAAGTGAAACAGAAATTGCTGTTGAACCTGTAACGAAAGCAGCACCAGCTGCACCATTAATTGTAGAACCGGCATCTGTAAGCGCAGATGCATGTGCTCCCCAACGAACATATGCAGATTGATTATTGATTACGTTTGCGTAGTAATTATCTGTACCGTCATCAGCTTTAGCATTAGATGCTTGAGATACGAATGCAAATGTTTCAAGTACAGTACCAGCTGTACCTGTCCATGCACCATCTTGGTCAACGACCGCAATGTGCATTTCATCTGCTGTATCTCCACTGTTATTAGTAGAGAAAGTCGATGTACCAGGAACTGAGTCAAAGCTACCTGCATATGCCCAACCAGCAAAAGCTGTTGCGTCTGCAGGACAAACTGACACTTGCAATGAGTTACCTAATAGTCCAGGAAAACGAGCGATAAATGTGTCTGTAGCACCAGGTGTTACAGTGTCATAATGATCGTCATTTTTTACTAGAATACCAGTACCAGAAGCAGTAGCGTTTAAGTTACCAGTTGCTGCACGTACTACGCGCAGTGAGTTACCATACTGCAAAAACTGTGCAGCCGGGTAAAAATATTTGTAGGTGTTACCGTCAGGTTTTCCGAACTTATTAACTAACTGTTGTTCTGAGCCTACCGTGGTAATCTCTTCAACCGGGCCCCACTGGAATGCACCAGCGATAGCTCCAATTGACGTAGATACGGCAGGAACAACATTAGTCAAGTCAACTTCTTTAACCTGCACACCAGGTGAGACTTGGAATGCCATGTATTTCCCCTTCATTGAGAATTAATAAGTTTTCATAATACGATGTTTTTCACTACTATTATTTATAAATAATAGGATTTAGAAGAATGTCTCTTTCTGGACGAACCATGTGTCTCCACCTATCCGTTCAGTTTCAGGTTCATCTTCTACACCATCGTCGAATACTCCAAACGGAACTAAGTCATCTTCAATTAACTTTTGCTGCTCTGCATAAAGCATATTTTTCATATCAATATCTGTCATTTCACCGAAGAATGGCGTAACAGCAAACCAGCCAAATAGAACTAGATTCATCATAAGATCATCATGATTATTATCTGATGCTTCATAAGAAGAACCCTTAGAGACAAACGTTGACATTTCTATGATTGTATCTTGGTCGACAATATTAATCTTGTTTTGTTCTACAAGATCTTTAATATTAGAACAACCAATTCGCTTGACTTTACGGGTCATTGTTACACCAATTGAATTGGCTTTAATCATAGATTCAACAAACACATTTTCATATTCTAAATCATAATATAATCCATTACATACAACTGATCCTTGATCATTTGATTCTATAACAACATGAGCATCATTATAAGTCTTAGCGTATTTATATATAATGTCTGGCAGAAGCAATGGTGAGATCATATTATCTCTATATACTGCTACCTGTTGAAATGGTTGTGTAGATACATTTATTATATTAAAAGTTGAATAGTCCATACCTCTACCTTTTGCCACATCGACAAAGCACATATAGTTATGATTCTCTTCTGGTTTAACATATACCTTTACATTATTTTGTGTAAAGATAGGATTCTGTGCCTTTAGCGCAAGTAGTGTATCTCCTGATATCAGAGTATTGCCAGTGCCGTGGAAGGTATTACCGAATTCTTGGTTAAACTGTAACTCTGATGTATTTGCAATTGTTTGTTTCTTCCAGTCCTCATCACGGCCTGGAACATCCCACCAATCAACTCTAAATGGTTTAAATTCATTTGTGCTTTGTACAGCACCTTCCCATAGCTTATGGTAGATATTACCTAAACCATTTGCTGTAGAAGTAATAATTACTTTTGTGGATTTACCTGACGACACAACAGGGTATGTTGAAGTGTAAAACTCTGCGGCATTTTCAACGAAAGCAAACTCGTCGAGGAATAGGAGATTGACAGACATGCCTCGAATGGACGATCCTGAAGTAGCAGCAGCGATGATACGGCTATTATTAGAAAACTCAATGGAACCCTTATTTAATGCTTTACACCCAGGTTGTAGAAAGAACGGTAGATTCTCAAGCATTAATGTAATACGAGCCAGCATCTCACGTGCAGTTGCACCTTTGTTTGCTAGTATCGCAATAGTCTGTTCTGGATGAAACAGAGCATACCATAGTAAATATCCCACCGATGAGATAGACTTACCTGACTGACGACAAGCAAGCACAATAGAAAATCTATTATCATTGAAATGATTAAACATCTTTTCTTGATATGGATACAAAGCAAAAGGCACAAGTCCATGATCAAGGTGTACTACCTTAAGATAGGTTGTAGCAAAGTAAACTGGATCTCTAAGACATCTTGTATATTCTACAACCTGCTCTTGAGACCAAGCCTCTTGTACACCATCTCTTTTAACGTTTGGATTACCTAAGTAACCTAATTCGTTATTCTTCAGAGTCGCCATCAATTACTTTCATCTTATCTAATAGTTTGCGTTGAAGATCTGATGTAGATCCAACAAACACGTTGTTCTGTGTCATGCCACCACCTGGTAACATAGGATTATCCCTATCTACTTTTTCTACATCTTTCTTCTTCTTTTGCAATTCCATTAGGCGATCTGCAACTTCAGCATTTTGCTTCATCATATTAGATAAAACTTCAAATGCTCTCGGATGTTCAGAGTCCCTAGCTAGTTCAAGCATAAGCTCGATAGCCTCATCACCTTTCTCTGCTAGACTATAATATTTAGCCCTTGCAAAGTCATAATCGTCTTTTACATCACTCATTAATCATTCCAATATTCTTTATATGAATCAACACTCGCTGTAGCACTTGATGTTCCGCCACTTAAAGTATCTGTGGTATTAAATATACCTGTCACTGTTTTTACTGTTAACTTATTATCAACATATGTTACTACAACCCCAGTTGCACCAGAATTATTTGCAGATATCACTTCTCCTACAGTGAAAGTATCTGTAGCAGATGATACTGTAAATACAACTTGATCAGGTGTATCTGGCTGGAATATAGTTTCAACTATAGTATGAGCATCTGTTTCTGCAGCTGATAAAGGATTAACAACTACTGATTGTCTTTCCATTGGTTTTGTGCTTGCTGATATTTCGTTATTATAATCTATACTTACAGACTTAACCAATCCTTGAGTACCAATACCTCCATAGAAGTTTACTTTTGTTTCAAAATCTAAAGTATATATTATAACTCTACGAGTAGTAAAATCACCTTCGTAATCGTCGGTTAATGCTACTGATTGTAATACAAATGGTTGATCTGACCTAAAGTTATTATCTACTTCTTTAACTGAAACAGTATAGTCTGGCTGAAAGAAAGGAAGAATTTGTTCTAAAATTTGTAAAGCATCATCTTGATTCTTTGCCATAATACTTAACTGAACATTCAGGTTATAGCCTACTGGGCCTAACACTGTCTTCATTTTATTATTATCTAAAGGATCAGGAAAGCTCTGTTTAATACCCTTTTGTAATTTTGTATTAGGATTATAAGCTAAGCCTGTTAATTCAAAAGACATACGAGGCAATTTAAGAGCAATCTTTGGATCATCAAGATCTCTCTGTTGGTCTAATCTTGCAAGGAACTTTTGCTTTGGTCCGTATGCTAAAGGAACTTTAACTATGCTTTTAGCACTGCCATCAGATCCCTTACGTAAAACATTAATATCATTAAAGAGTGTACCAAATACAGCTACTGTTCTTCGTATAGCTGCATGATAAAAGTGATTACCAAACATTACGTTGCGTCTCCAAATGGATTCGATTCAGAGAAGTCAATAATATCATCTGCTTCATCCTCAAAGTTAAAGTTACGTGCTGCAAGATCTGTAGTAAAGGTATTATCTGTAGAAGAAGATATATCATAAACTTTCGTTATAGTTGTAGTAGCACCCGACGTAATTCCTACAAGAGTATTAGATTCTGCAAATGTATGATACAATCCATCAGTAGTTTCTATCTGATTAACTGTCATTTTTACGCCATCAATTTGTAAGAGCTGAGCAGATATATTAACTTCTTCTATAACAGGAGTAACATCTACTTCAGATGCTTGTACAGATACGTACTTAATTCTTTCACCGACCTCAAACGTGCCTGTTATGCTTCCAATATCAAATATCTCTTGATAGCCAAAGTCATTTTCAATACTATCAAGTTCAGAGATACCAGTATTAAATTCTTCTTCATTGAATTCGAATAACCTCGCTTGTAACTTAAAGACAGGTAAGTTACTTAACTGATAGAAAGGTTGTTCGTGTTCTACGTAGCTAATTTCAAAGAATGATTTAGACAAAGGAAGATAAATTAAATCACCTTCACGTGGTCTATCA